TTTTATCGCCATCTTCTGATGTCTCTGGAATTATCGCTGCCTTCGTTTCTTTGCGAATCACGTTTCCGTCCTGATCAATCACACCACTTTCTTGCAGCCCTACCAGCGCCCCAAAAGCATTCTGTGACTGCTGCACAAATTCTCCTACATCAAGTCCGTATTTCTCCGTCACCTCCTTTACGACTTTAAGTTCTTCTTGAGCCTTCGATCCTTGCTGAACCAATTGAACTATTTCTTCATCTGTGTATTCTTTGTCTCCAATTTTCATTTGTCCTCCGTTTTAATCTTAAGTTGATCCAAACCTAATCTCACATAACGTTTCATAAAGTCCAACATAAACTCAAACTTTTGTTTATGCACCACATGAGCAAAAACTCTCTGAGCCTCAGGTGGAAGCTCAGCAAGCTTAATCACTCCCATCTTTTGATGTCTTTTCCAAAGAACCTGCAATCGTTGCATCTGCTCGACTACGTCATTCCAGGTATCAATTACCGTAGGTTCCTTTTTAATTACTTTAACTGCTTTTTTACTTTGCTGCTCCGCCATTTTCATTCCCTCCGTTTTGCATAGCCATTTGTTTCTTCAGTGTCTCTGACAAAATGTTCTGATGAACTTGCATATGCTGATAAAATATCAACTCCAATCTTTGATACGCCTCTGGATTCTGCAACTTCAGCCGTTGAATCTTCTGTCCTTTGAGAAACCTTTCGTGCTCAGCCAGATGAATCCCATGATTATCATAAGGATTAGGCAAAACAGGCTTGCCCTGAACCAATACCCGATTCTCCATCTGAGCGTTCTCTTCATCTTGCTTTTCACCTGAAAAAATATCATCAACTACATTCGCATCGATCATCCGAAGGACTCGTCGTTTTGTTCTCGGATCCATCGGATCACCATAAAGTCCTTGTTCATATCTTCGCTCAACTCTCATTGTCTGCGTCGCTTCGGACTCCGGCAAACTCGACTGTTTGACAATCTTTACATCAGTATTATTCTTCAGATCAGCTCCTTGAAACGAGATTACTTCAAAGTCATCCATCGTCTCACCGAGCTTCAGCAACCTCGGACCTCTATAACCTTCCTGCATACGAATGAGAATCCGTCTCATATGATTCTCAAGTGCCTCTTCAAAAATCGCATGAGGCATTAAGCCACCATGAGCATCCTGCTCAAGCAGCAATTCCACCATATCGCCAGATCGAATATCTGATTTATTTGTCCCACGACTCACTTCATGTTGCGAGAATAAATTTTCCATAGAGAGCATAATCCGGTTCTGGTTCCGATCAAGACTTGGACTTGTCGTAGGCATCGAAAGAAAGTCAGGCTTGTGTCCAAGAACTGGGGTATACTCAATAATCTCTCCATGCTCGTTTGTCGGCGTGACCTCAATATTACTCCCCTTAGGCACACCAAGCTTAGCCCTTGCCACATCTTTATTAAACTCTTCAACCGAGCTGACATCATTATTCCAACTCCTCTGCAACGAAATCGAGTGAGACACTCGGCAATCCCCATAAAAGACTCCAGGAAGTTCCAGATCCTTAAAATGCTCCAATGAAAATTCCGCATAGGGAAACTCCCTTTTCTCTTCTACTATCCCATTTGAAGCTACAAAATATGCTCCCCTCGGATAGTCCTTACAAGGCTTAACATAAAGATTAATCACATAAGCCGATTCGATTCTATCTATATCCGTCGCCCCGGCAAACTTACTCATCAGATTTTCTAATGAAATCGCTGACGAAGCAATATCCTCCGGCTCGACTTCGTCTCCCCTTTTAAAGTTTTCTCTAATCCATTCAATATTCTTCCTTTGCCTTTTCATAATCCAAGGCATATCTTGGTGATCAGTAACACCAGGGCCTATCGGAAAAAGCATATCAAATGGACTCCAGACATCTCCGTCTACATCCCCGGCATAGACTATCTTTCCATTAGTCTTATCCATTGCCATTGGCCCGCTCTTTGGATTCCATCGATCGTCCAGAAAACAATTACCTGTAGTATACATCCAGACAGCAATCTGTCGAATCTTGGCCTTAGTTAATTTTGTCCTAAAGTACCACTCGGCTGCTTTCTTCCCCAGCTTTGCAGCTAAAATATCCTCCTCAGTTGTCGAGTTCGGAATCACTCCAATCTCTGGCCGCATCTTAATCAGATCGCTTACCAGTCTCAACCATTTCGGCAGAATAATATTATCCACACTATGAATCCGACCATTAGTTCCTCTCAGATGCTGCAGCCTATGCGCGGAGCTATTCCAAAAGACATACTGATTTCCAGTAAGAAATGCAATATTCACTATCCACTGACGTTCAAATGGCCGTCTCAGCTCCAGTCCCATATCAACTTTATCTCGAATCTCAGCCCAGTGATCGTCAATTCGATTTTTTCTTTTTACTTTTTTCAGTAGTCTCATCTAATCTCCTTCATGGCCAAGATTCCCCAGGCATAGGAACAGTCTCAAGTTCTTGAGGTTCAAATCTTTCTTCCTGCTTTTTCAAATCTACCTGGGTAAAATTTCCTTTCGACTGCATCAGCGCATTGAGCAATTCGCCAATCACTCGTTCCCGCTCTTGCAACGCCTCTTCAAGTCTTTCAACATGTCGTTCCAGTGTAATTACTACTTTACTTTCTCTCATGTTTCCTCTGTAGTATTTGTTCATTTTTCGAACAACATAAGTTATTCTTTTGTCGTCTTGGTCCAATATCCCAAGATTCCTCCAGCAATAAGCTCTCTAAGTTCTGGCGTAAGCACTGCTATAATAAAAAGCACATAAAGGGCAATGTTATGATCATCAAGCAGGTCTTGCAAAACGGCCAAAAGTGTTTCTTTCATTGTCTTCTCCTATTGTCTATTCCATAGGTTTCTTTAGAATCTCTAACATTACGTCCCAATGCTCTAACTAAAATACTTTTAATATCTTTAATGTCGTCTCTGACGTCTCTCATATCTTCTTTCATATCGGTAATAGTCACTTTATAATGTGTCTCCAACTTGTCCACACGAGTACAAACAGCTTTGGTCTGAGCCAAACAGCTGGCATCTGCTTCTTTAAGATTATTCCTATCAAACGTAAGATACCATCCAAGCATAGGTAAAACAATAATAAGCAATGCTGTCGGTGCCCAATCTCGAATTTGTTTCATGGATCTCCTCATGGTGTTATGAATCCTAAGTCAATATAATCCCAAATAAAGCCATTGGTCCTCGCTGCATCATAAATTTTTACGTAACAAGTATAAGTTCCATCAGACACACCTTGTCCTGCAAAGTCAAGAACCACCTCCCCTGGTTTTGCCTCTGTAGCCCAGTCAAAAGCAGCCGCAGCAGAATTACTATCTATCGTCCAACCACCGTCTTCATCTGCCACGATTATTCGAGTAATCGTAGACAAGCTACCATACGGTGCCCAGCTGCCGCTTTTGTCTGTCTCCAGAACAATTGACAAACTATTGTCAAGTCCATTATAAAATGTTCCTATGAAAGACATTAGACATTTCTCCTGGCAATTATTATTCCCTCTCGCTCGTCATTAAATCTTTCTTGCTTAAGTAATATTTCCATATTAGGAAACTTAAGAGTATTTAAACTTTTAATTGGAGACAAATGACTTGGATTTCTTGTTCCCATTGGTTCAATAGGAAATATACAACAGATAACTGTTTTAACTCGTTTTGTCCAATTGTTAATTTCAAGCTGCGCTTGTTTCATATGCTCAATAGTATGTGCGCAATAGATATTACAACGCCCTTGGCTATCAGCAAAATTTGTTACAGATGTTACACCAAAAGCCTTTGCAATTATCCTTTTCCTCGTACTAATTTCACAACCAAAAGCATTAAAACCAAGAAGTTTCCAAACCTCGACCTCAAACCCATCACCACTACCTATACATATAATAGGCTCGTCTATTGGAAAATACTTTGCAGCCTCGCCTACATTTCTTAACACACGAAATCTTTTATTTGTTCCTCTTGTAAAGTCACAGTGATCATCTTGCAGCTTTTCTAAATTCAAAAATCTTTTCCCCACGGTGGATTCTCCAATAGTTCATATATACTAATCTTTTGATTCTCTTTTATCCAATTTCTTTCTTCTCCACCTATCTTCTTCGCCATTGCTATCGCAGTTCCGATATCTGTAAAGTATCTGTCCATCTTTGCTTTTATAAAATTCTGTTTTAAAAACTCTTCTCCTCCGTAAACATAACAAGCCACCGCATGGCTTACGCCAGCTGGATAATCTCCATGTTTACCATAAAGACGATATTTTGTATATTCTCTGCAAACTTGCGGGTACTCTCCAAAGTGATAACTAACACCGTAAGGAATACCCCAGTTTTCATAACCAAGCAGCCAAGGTTTGATTCCTAAATAAGGAATCAGTCCTCCCCAACCTACATAATTTTCTGCAAGACAACCATAACCACCAATAGCATGATATGTCTCTTTCTCAATCATATGAGGCATACCCTTCCAGGTTATCTTACATTCTTTCTTTATCATTTTTCCCCAACTACCTAATACATTTCGATGTAGCCTAAAGCTTACTTTCCTTGCGCTTTTACTATTATGAGCCCATTGAATTGGAGCATGAACAAAACCAATTGGCTCTCCTTGATGACGATTAAAGAATCTTAATAGTGCAGTAATTGTTCCTTGACCAACAAGTGTATGTGAATCTGTATAAAATAAGTATTTTCCTTCTGCTTCTTTAGCCGCTCTTTCCATTGCTGCAGCTGACGACGGCTTTTCCTGATGAAACAATCTAACTGTCTTATCTTTAATCTGTCCCGATAGAAGCGACTTAACACATTCTTTATACTTTTCATCGCTATTATCTACGACGACTACCTCACCACGGCCTTTTAAATCTTCCACAGCTGATAATACTGTCACCAGCAACATCTGAAGATCATTTCTATTAGCTATAATTACGCTTACTGTGTTCTCCACACCAATCATCCTTTCCAGTACTTGGCCAAATAATCTGAAAATTCATTCCATCAATTCTTGCTAAGACTGTTGGACCTGGTGCGTAGCGTTTACAATAGCCAAAATTATCTTCATCTTTATGTGTCTCCCAAAACATACAACTTTGACAATTCATGTTTCCTCCGTTATTTTGCCTTAATTACTCTGTAATTTATGGTACTCGCTAAAATCCTATAACCAATTGTAGAAGCAATAATTCTTGTTTCATATTTAAAATCTGTCGACGGCGCCGCAGTAGTTGGGGCCGTTGTTGTAGTCGGAGCAACTGTCGTAGTAGTAGTAGTAGTAGTAGTAGTTGTCGCAGGAGCCTCAGTAGTTGTAGTCGTAGTCGTCGTTGGTGCTGCTGTCGTAGTCGGAGCAGCGGTTGTGGTGGTAGTAGTAGGAGCTACCGTTGTAGTAGTGGTCGTTGGTGCTACAGTAGTTGTTGTTGTAGTAGTGGTAGTAGTAGTTGGAGCGATAGTAGTGGTCGGAGCGGTAGTCGTGGTAGTCGGACTTACTGTTGTAGTTGGTGAGCCTGTAGTAGTCGTCGTAGGAGAAACTGTGGTCGTAGGACCTACAGTGGTCGTTGTCGGTGAAGCAGTAGTAGTGGTAGTAGTAGTAGTGGTAGTACTTGTCGTCGTAGTCGGAGCAATACTGGTTGTCGTTGTAGTACTCGGTGTAGAAGTAGTAGTTGTCGGACTTACTGTTGTTGGTGTTTCTGTAGTCGTAGTCGTAGTAGTCGTCGTAGTAGTAGGCGCAACGGTAGTTGTCGGTGAAGCGGTCGTCGGAGCGGTAGTAGTTGTGGGTGCTGCTGTGGTCGTACTCCCCGCAGCTTCGTACTCAAACGCACCGATGTCACACGTTGATCCAGACCGGCTGGTACTTATTATATCCGTTGATGGAACATTGGCATCCGATCCAGGGCCGATACCCTCGCCAGAAATATCTGTTGAATCGCCAGTGAGACTAAAATCCCTGGACGATATAGTTGCGTTGTCCGAATCTGTGAATGGGTCAGATATGTTCGCCACACAATTTGCCCCACCGTCAGTTGCCAGCGAGTTGTCAGAATCAGCGCAATAGTCAATATCATTGTCGCTATTAGTGTTAAAATCTGTTGTGTTATTAAATCCTACACAATTTCTCAGAGTGTATCTTTCACCACCGGATGTATCTAAGTCAAAACCAATCCCGCATCCAGATACCGTAACATTATATGCATGGACGTCGCGGTAAGATTGACCGACAACACCACCAGCGGAGAATCCTGTGACAATAACGTTTTCTAACGTTAACAAATCACCAGCAGTAGCCCCCACATACACGCCACGAGCGCTTGTTCCAGACGAATTTTCGCCGTAGATTAATGCGTTTTTCAGAACGCACCCATTCGAACCATCGTGAAAGAAGCCGAAATTACTGCTATAGCTGGTGGTCTGCATGTGTATGGCTAAACCGTCAATCACAAAAGCAATATCATCATCATCTACAATTAGCCCTTCACGGTAATTGTTTTCATGTGGCATAACAATCGTTACACCAGTATAGCTTCCTCCTGATTTTAGTTTTCCTGTGTGCCGTTGCCCATCAGCAATTGAGATATTGATTGCACTGGCAGAAAACCCAGTAATTTCATTATCGCCATCGCCGGTATTGGTATCGTAGTCACCGCCATTGACTTCTAGCGTTACGTCGAGCGTCCCGCTTGTAGACGCCTCACCAGAAATAAACGACGCAATAGAGTCATAGTCTCTATTTGCATCGGTACCAGCAAAATCTATTAGGATATCAGTCATTAATCATCCAAGCGATTACGAACGTAAGCAGCAAACTGAGCCCACGTAACAGACAATGTGCCTTCATTGTCCAGGGCCGCCTGCACATATTGAGTTGGAATTTTAAACTGTCTTTGGGAATAAGGTGTTCCGTCAATAGCCTCCTTAACACTCTGTTTGAAAATCTCAAAAACAGTTGATCGTTGAATTGTAAACGTGATTTTGCTGGTCGGATGTTTTACTATCGTCCCACCGTTTTTCATGACGAGCAATTCAACCGTATTCGGCTCGATTGCTACACCGGAATAATCAGCTTCAACCGTGTGTATTCCGGTTGTGCTGTCATAGTCATTTTCTGTAAACTCAATTCCGGATATATTCCTGCCGCCCCAAAAACTGGTTGAACTGATTGCACCGAAAACAGTCACATCGAAAACAACAGAATTAGCAGCGATGCTATAAATAGATGCTCCCCAATTGTTGAGATAGTTCTCAACCATTTCACGGGTAAGGCCCGCCAAACCAGAAACAGATACATATTCCTGCTTTACAAATACATTCAATCTGTGTCCGTCTATCGAATAGTCATGCCCAACAAATTCCCAATCGATAAATCGTTTCCAGGGCCGAGCATAAACAGCATCGATGGCAGCATGATCATCTGCATCGGTCAGTTCGATCTGAATGAAATTAGGAGGAACCTGTTTCCCGCCAAGTCGCTTGAACGGTCTGGCGTTGATAATATATCCCTCCTGAAAAATCATTGGGTCATCAGGATTCCATCCGCCGACTGCTTTGACTAAAATATATACTGACATCGCGTATGCTCCTATCGTTAATCCCCATAGTTACTGAATCTTTTGCGCTCCCACCTGAAGTAATTACTTTTCTCCACAAACCTCAATTGTCGCAGTGCCAGAAGACATACCAGTAAAAGTATAAGTAAATTCAGAAGACATTAATGGAGCATTAGTAAACTCAGCGGCTTCTCCTGCGATTGCACCAGAGGTCGTAACCGTATAAAGCTGAATTCCGTTTGCATCATTAATAGCAAATGTTACAATATTATCTGCGGTAGCAGTAATACTATTCTTATACAACTTAGTTCCCTGAAGCGGATTAGGCAACCGTGTAGCCGTACTTACATCTGCACTTAATGTCCATCTTGCGCAGTTATAAGAACTGCCCGCCCAAACAGCTGTAGCAAACAAAACAATCAGTAGTAAACAAAATCCTATTCTTTTCATAATCCTTCCTTCCAGTCTTTGTTCGAATTTCGAACATCCGAAGATAAATTATTGGCCTCTCTCATTTGTTGCGCCGTAGCCCAACAACGAGATTCAATAGAAGTCTCTTCGTCTGGGTTACGATAGTCGTCAATGTGAAATATATTGTCAGGAAGCCCATCAGGACGTCTGATAACTGGAGCTTTATATTCACCTCCCGGCATGATTTCATCTGCAGCAAGTGCCATACCCCAGGCCATGACTTCGTCATCGTGAGCACCGCCTGCGGCTTCTGGTCGGTTGGCCGACGAATAAGTAAACGAAGTCATTTCTCCAACACAACGTGTGTCTACCCAGCCGACGCCCTCGTTGAGCCAACGCTTGACACAACCGACAAGTTTACGACGAGATGACGAAGTCGTACGCCAACCTTTCTGGTGAAAGATGCACTCACGTGCTGAGTCGTACTGCGGCATCATAAAAAGATTAGTCATGCCCCATTCGACACAAAGGTCGAAAGTAGATAAGCCAGGACCTATGGTCTCTATGACCCACCAAGGCGAGGTTTCAGGATTAGCTTTAGTACTCATAAGCCACTCGTTAATCCACAGGATCATCTTAGCAAGAACGACTTCATCAGAACGAGTATAAAGAGTAAACGAACAGGATTTGGTCTCACGGCAAAGTCCTTTGATTACTGCAAAGTCACCTTCTTCCCGGCCCTCGACTACGTCGACTCCAACGAGTTCAGTCGTACGCTTGGTTGGAAGAGAGTAAACAATGAGAAGACTTTCGAGGTCTCTTGGAGACTCAGAGAGTTTTTCGAACTTTTCCGAACCGAATTGGTATTCCCAAAGCTCCTGGGGTTCCTTCTTACTTCGCAGCAGCGTCATCATACGACTTGCAGCTGCACCAACGAACACAGGAGAACCGGCACCAATATAGTCAATGTCGAGTTCCTGCGCAACTGTCTTGGCATCTCGCCTTTGGCACTCTTTGTCATACCAAGGACTTCGCAGCCAAGCCTTTTCACCTTTCCAGCTGAGCCAATTAGCAACTTTGCCTTCAGTCATATCCACAGGCTTTGGCCAAGGACAGTAAAGCCCTTCGCCTTTGAGCGGATGAAGACTCCAGTGAATCGTAAGTTTCTTAGTCTTTCCGTCGGAGATCGTATTAAAATACTGCCCAAAGGCACCGAAAGGTGTGCTTACTGGCATACGACAAGGAGTCGCATCGGCGGTAGCCGTCCAAGCAGCCACATCTGTGTCCTTCCATTTGGCAAACTCGTCCATGAAGATTGAGCGATAACGACCACCAGTCGAAAAATTGGCATTATTTGACTCTCCGGTGATAGATGAAAATGACTCAGGGTTAATCAGCTTCATATAATTATCATGCTTCTTCGAATTGAAGCCAACCGGAAGTAACCAGGGCGGCAGTCGATAAAGCAGATAACGAAATTTTTCAAACAGTGTTCGCATGTCGCCTTTTTTATCAACATAATCTTGAATACGACTGCCAAGCAAGAAGTCATATCCGCCCTCGGGCTTAAGCCAGAACCAAGCATAAACGGCAATTCCTATCCAACTTGCTCCCATGTCACGAGACTTTTCATCGGCCAGGTCTTCTCCACGCTCAATATGATCACATTTCGTGAGAATCATAAGGTCTTGATACGGATAGGTAGTAAAAGGTCTGTGATGTCTTGGCCTACGACGAACGTCAAGAGTATAAAAGAAAGCATTAAATGCAAAGAGAGGATCTAAGTGAAAGAGTTTTTTAACCTTAGCTCGGTAGAGACTATCCGTTTTACACTGACGATTAATCTTCAGACGCCATCGAAGATTCTCTTCATAATCCTTCGGATACGGCGAGAGTAAAGATTTCCCAGTAGAAAGATAATAACTCATTATCTGATCGAGATTATCAACCGTCCACTCGGGAGTGACCCCGGCAAAGCCGTTGTTCATTTTTTGAACATCATGAGTAAGCGCCACAAGGCTCCTTTGTGAGTTCGACCAACTCATCACGGATTTCGTCTTCCGAGAGATGTTCGACTTCCTTCTGTGAAACGTTATTATCAATCTTAATTAACGTAGTGTTACCGCCAGTCTTACGAATCCCTGCCATGCCAAGGACTTCGAGGGCGGTGCTGTTTCTAAGTCTTCGCATTTCCATGTTCATCGGAGTTTCATTAAGGTCCTGGTCGAGAACTTCAAGTGATGTCTCAGTCATGACCTTAAGGTCTTTGGCCAGATCATGACCTATGGTCAGATCAAATTGTTCTTCAAGCCGCGCGACTTCCGCTTGAAACATCGGAGATCCCATGATACGGCTAATCTGCCCAGGAGTCATATGAAAAATTTCGGAAAGCTCCGACGGACGTCTATTGCCCAGAGCTACTGCCCTTGCCATGCCCCGATGATGCGGCCTCAGGTGTTGAATCTGCGGGCTTAGTCCAAGGCCATCAGGTCCTTCTTGAAATCGTCCCATTATGATAATCCTCCGAACGCAATATCTTTTGCCCAATTGAGCTTTGGCGTAGCCGCTTTTGCACGAGAAGCATAAGCCGATGCATTTTCCGTTGCAAGATCAATTATTTCCTGGGCAGTCAATGCCGAAGTATCAGGAATAGCATCTTCATCTACAGCCTGAAGAATTTCTTCTCTTGTTCCTCGGTCACCTCGGTCAAGTCCTGTTTTATAATTCTCAAAATAAGCGTTTTGTCTCAGCGCCGACATAACTTTTTCGTCAGTTGTGTCAATGTATTGACCCGAGCCTGGTTCATAAATCAGCCCGTTTGCACCAAGTGCTACATCTTGCGCAGCAACTCCTTCGCCACCTTCATATTTAACTGTTTCACCTTCAGCTGCACGTAATATATCTGTTGCACTTAGATTCGGCGGGCCATTCGAATTTCTCATGGACATAATATAAGCCGCATACGCAATGGCCGCCGCATAAGGCGCAGCCGCAGCAACAGTGCCCAAGGCTCCGGCGCCTCCTGTCGCTGTTCCCACTGCTCCTTGCTGCGCCAGACTTTGTGCCGCCGCAATATTAAGTGCTCCTTCACCAAGGGCTTCTGCCGCCGGAATAGCCGTTGCGGCGTTAGCCAGCCCGAGACCCTCAATCAACGCTTGCGCATGAGTATTACCGCTCAGCGCAGTTGTTACCAAACTCGCGACGTCTGTTACATCCTCGAGTTGTCCTGTTGGAATCAGTTCCGAGATTCCATCTGGAAGCTCAGTTGGCCTATCGGCTTCGTCGCCTCCTGCCTTAATATTAAATACGCTTCCTCCTGGCTTTGTCCTCTGCGGAGTCTTATTAACCAAGCCAATTGGATCAATGTCCCTCGAGCCGCTCTGCGCAAGCACTCCGCCAAGGGTTCTCCAAAGTTCCGTTGGAATCGCATCACTCATTATGTCAAAAAGTTCGTTCATAGGTTATTCCATTTCGTTGCTGCCTGTC